GTAGAAACTACGCAACCGATTGATATAATCGAAGAAGTTTCTTGGACACCCACTATAAATTAATAACCTTAGCTAAGGAGTTAAACAATGACTGTCCTAACAGACATTATTGATATTCAAATCTCTAGGGAAACAACTGCTGTATCTAGAGCGGCATTTAATATCCCTATGTTTCTTGCAACACACAGTAACTTTACTGACAGAGCAAGATCATACAGCAGTATAGCACAAGTATCTAATGACTTTTCATCAGATAGTAACGTTTATATTGCTGCAACTAAACTATTTGGTCAACAGATCACACCACAATCCATTGTTGTTGGTAAACGGTACGCAGAAAGCGTAGAAGTTACTCTCGATGATGCAACAGGTTCAGTTACACTTACCTATGACGGTGAAGAAGTAACTACAGATATTTCTGGTGCTGCCGACGCAACGGCTGCTGTAGCCTTGATTAATACAGACTTCAACTCTGCTGGTATAAGTACTATTGCATTCACAGACAACATAGACGGTACTTTCACTATTGAACCTGCTGTTGCTGGTACTCAGTATAGCTTCACTACTTCTTCTAAGTTTACTTCAGTTTTTGTTTCAACAGAAACTTGGGTAGATGCTTTGGATAATGTAAGTGATAGCAACAATGAATGGTATGCTATGGTTGCTGAAACCCATGCTCTTCTTGATGTTGTTGCACTAGCTGGCGCTATGGAAGCCCGCCCACAGATCTTTGGTACTTCCTCAAGTTCTGCTGATGTTCTAGACAGCGGTGCTTTAACAGACATTGCAACCCAATTGTTTGATCTCGGCTATCAAAGAACGTTTGTTCTATACTCAGCAACGGCTGATACAGAATATCCAGAAGCAGCTTGGATTGGTGGGCAACTACCAGAGCAACCGGGTTCAAACACTTGGAAGTTTAAGTCCCTTTCTGGCGCAACTGTAAGTAGGATTACTTCAACAGAAGCAAACGCTGCAAAAGCTAGTAATGCTAACACATACGAGCGTGTAGGAGGCGTTGCAGTGACGTCTGAAGGAACTATGGCAGGTGGTGAATATATTGACGTAATCATCTTTGTAGACTGGCTAGAAGCCCGTATGCGTGAAAGCATCTTCTTCCGTCTGGTTAATACTAAAAAGATCCCTTACACTCAAGCTGGTGTGACTATCATCGAGAATGAGATTAGAAGAGTTCTTGCAGAAGGTATTACAAACGGAGGTCTTGCACCTAATCCACAGCCTAAAGTCACAGTGCCGAACGTACTCGCACTTGATCCAAACCTGAGAGCTACCCGTACACTTGAAGGAATCTCCTTCGAAGGTCGTCTTGCAGGTGCCATCCACTTCACTACAGTTCGCGGTACTGTAACTGTATAATAAGGAGTAGCACACAATGGCTAGTAAATATACATCTACCTTTAGTCCACAAGACGTTACGGTAGTTATCTCTCAAGGAACCTTCTCACACATTGTGAGTGGTTTCTCTGAGGATAGCATTGTAACGGTAGAGAGAAACAGCGATACATACAGTCTGTACACTGGTGCTGATGATACAAACTCTCGTATCTATCAAGCCGATACATCTGCAATGATTATGTTGCCTCTACAACAAACTTCAAATAGTAACGACATTCTCTCCCAGCTATATCTTAATGATAAAGCAAACAGAGATTCGTCCGGCTTGTTTGCTATCACAGTAAAAGATAACTCAGGTCGAAGCCTGTTCTTTGCTGAAGAAGCCTTCATCGCAGTTGTACCTAATGCCTCTTTTGGTAATACGATGCAACTACGTGAGTGGGACATCCAAGCAGTTCGTCTTGACGCTACGTTTGGTGGTAACGCCAACTTCACACCTGAAGATGCCGAATCTTTCGAGCAACTTAGTGGTGTTGTTGAGGACAAATGGAGAGCGTAATAGCTCAAACATCCTAAAGGGAGGGGGGCAACTGCTTCCTTCCCTTTTTTATTGGAGAAATAAAAATGGCACTAAGAAGTTATTCACCAGCGGACGTAGTAGTACTTCTTGCAGGTTTTTACCGAGTGGATGGTTTTGTCGAAAGTTCTTTTATAACCATATCTAAAGACGTACAACCGTACAAGACAAAAAGAACATCTGATGGTCAAGTTGCAAGAACTTTTATTAAAGATGATACTTATACAATAACGTTGAATCTTGCATCAACAAGCCCAACAAACGATATTCTAAATGCTTTGGTTACCGGAGACTCTCTGACACAGTACGGTAAATTTCCTATCTTTGTGAAAGATCAGTTAGGTACAAGCCTATTGCTAGGCCCAACCTGCTGGGTTAAAGAAGTACCAGACCTGTCTTTCTCTGAGACTGTAACAACAAGATCTTGGGTTATTCAGGCAACGCAGTGTATTACTAACTTTGGTGGTAATGAGGATGCAGCAACAGCACTCCAAGATCTGGCCAACATTACGTTAGGCGCTTTTGCCACACTATAACTAGGAGAGTAAAATGGCTTTCGAAGTAAACACATACAGCCCATCCGAGATTGGTCTTAAGATCTCGGGGTACAAGATCACAGGTTTTCAGAAGATTTCTATTTCAAGAAATTCTCCTGCCTTCTCGTTAATAAAAGGCATCCGGGGCAAAAATAGCAGACAGCGTAATAGAGATTCTTCCTGCACTGTTACTATAGACATCATCCAAACGTCCCTCGTAAATGATGTTTTAACACAAATACTTGAGGAAGATTTGAGAACAAATTCCGCAAGGCTCACATTAGACTTGACAGATGGGCTAGGTAGTAGTAAGATAGTAAGTAGAGAGTCATTTATTGAGGGCTATCCAGAGACAAATTATTCAGGTGACATTGTCTATCGTAGTTGGAATATAATCTGCTTGTCAACCGATCTTTTCCGGGTCGGTGGTAATGCCAAGTTGAGTGGAAGTTCATTCGCTACTGCTGTAGACAATTTCTAAATTAAAAATATGAGGAAATAAATTATGCGGGAACAAAAAGAAGTTACAGTAAACGGTAACAACTACATCTTAAACCAATTCGGTGCTATTGAAGGGCTTAAATATCAAAAGGCTCTTGCCCAAGTAATCCTTCCAGCACTAGCTGAGATCTCAAAGTCAGGTGTTGAAGATGAGTCAGGTGCTATCTCGATTGCTATGAGTAAACTTGCAGAGAACATTGACAAAATTGATGAGCGTATGCTTGAAGCTATGGTTACTCGTGGAGCTACAAAGAACAGCGTAGCAATTAACTTTGATAACGATTTTTCTGGCAAGTACATGGAACTGTTCCAATTGCTTAAGGAGATCGTGTTGTTCAACTTCGGGTCGGTTTTTACGATGCTAGGTTCAGAAGAAGGATAAAAGAGTCCTCTGAGCCACCCAGCAAACTAGAGAAGGAGGTAGCAGAAAGCTTTTCCCAAGACACTCGGGTGATGTCTCTACTCCTTTTTGAGCCTAAGCTGTGTACCTTACACGAATTACAAACTGTCTATAGTATTACAGACTTTTACAACATGCTTGAGATCGTTGATGTACAAAAAACGATGCAAGATGAAAGTAATAGACTACAGAAATTAGAGAATAAGAAGAGGTAATATCATGGCTGCTGGTCAAATGGCTGAGTTTTTTGCTACGTTTGGTTTTAGAATAAATCAAACTGACATAGCGAAAGTTGATAAACAACTAAACATCTTAGAAGCTAAAGCTAGAAGAATGAGTGAGCAATCTTTATCCAATATTCGGGTAAATATTTCTCGCTTTAGTTTTAGTGCAGATTTTAACACCAGACTACACAGAGCTTTAAAAGCTAGGATGAAGGTAGCAGGTGGTAAGGGTATTGCTCCTGAGATAACTTTAAGAAATTTTGTTGTAGATAGAAGCGCACTTCTCCGTGAAATGAAGGATGCTATTAGGTATGTTGAGAATAACACAAGAATACGTGTTAGGACTGGTGTAAACCGAGATGGTATGCGAGGCGCAGGAGGTGCTGGTGGTGCAGAAGGCCGTGTAGGTTTTGCTGCTGGTGCTGGTGCTGGTGCTGGGAGTGCTATGCGTGGGGCAGCACTCCCTGCCGTTGCTGGTATCTTTGGTGTTAGTAAACTTAACCAAGTAAACCAACAGTTAATTGCTCAGAAACGAGCGTCTACAGCGGTATTTAAAGGGGAGGAAGCTGGTAAGGAACAGTTGGCTTATGTCAGAGATTTAGGTAA